AGTTAGCACTCCAGCAGATTCTATGGGTCATTCTCTTCTTCTTCTCTGGGGTCCTGAGGCTCAAGGGGATATCGTCAGGTGGTTCCAACTTGGGGGACTCTGGACTTTTGTGGCACTCCACGGGGCCTTTAGTCTGATTGGATTCATGCTTCGTCAGTTTGAGATTGCTCGTCTTGTAGGCATTCGTCCTTATAACGCAATCGCATTCTCTGGACCGATTGCAGTATTCGTATCTGTGTTCCTGATGTATCCACTGGGACAATCCAGTTGGTTCTTCGCACCATCATTTGGTGTTGCTGCTATCTTCCGATTCCTGCTGTTCCTTCAGGGTTTCCACAACTGGACTCTCAACCCCTTCCATATGATGGGAGTTGCTGGTATACTAGGAGGTGCTCTACTATGTGCTATTCACGGGGCAACCGTAGAAAATACGCTTTATGAGGATGGAGATGCTTCAAATACGTTCAAAGGTTTTGAACCTACTCAAGAAGAAGAGACCTACTCTATGGTTACTGCTAACAGATTCTGGTCTCAAATCTTCGGTATTGCGTTTAGTAATAAGCGTTGGCTTCACTTTTTTATGCTATTTGTTCCTGTTATGGGTTTGTGGACTTCCAGCATCGGTATCATTGGTCTTGCCCTTAATCTTCGTGCTTATGATTTTGTGAGTCAGGAAGTAAGGGCAGCAGAAGACCCAGAGTTTGAAACCTTCTACACTAAGAATATTCTTCTGAACGAAGGTCTTCGTGCTTGGATGGCACCTGTAGACCAACCTGGAGCAAACTTTGTCTTTCCTGAGGAAGTCTTGCCCCGAGGTAATGCTCTGTGATATACTGGGAGGGAAACCTCCCCTTTTTAATGATTAGTTCAGAAACCCCCTATAAATTGGCAGAGATTATCAGAGATACTTGGCCAAATCTGTACAGAAAAAATAAAGCATTAAATAATAAATCTAAAGAAAAAGAAAATGAAGAAGTACGGGAATGAAGATTATTTTTCTGTTATTGAAATAACCACTGGGAGAAAAATTTGTGATTGCTCTGATGAAATGGATGCTCTTATGATGGTTTCTTTCAGTCCAAAAAACAGAACTATTACAAAAAATAAATTTATGATGGGTCAAGTTATAGATATTGAGATGCCAAAAGCATTACCTACCAATGAGATTGTAATTGATACTAGAAAATATCAACAACATCAAGACGACTGGATTATTGAAAAGATTAATCAATTACCACAGATTAAACTGCCAGAAGGGGAAGGACTTCCAGTAATTGTATGAATCATCGTAAAAGAAGACAATCAGAGAATCAAAAGAAAAAGAGGATGTTTACTCCAGATGGATATATTAATGACCCTCAAGATGCTGTTTGTCCTCACTGCAATAAGAAACAAAAACCTTGCTCTCATATCAATAGTTTAAGTCGTGCTTGGGCAAGAGATGCATGTTCTAAGAAAATTAAAACCAGTAAAAACAATGACAAAACATCCTCTAATTGAAGACGGATACGTTCAAGATCCACCAGGGGCAAAGTGTCCACATTGTGGTGAGACTGGTAAAATATGTTCTTATGTCAACAGTATAAATCGTGCTTGGGGTAGAACTGTTTGCGAGAAAAAAATTAAAAGTATGAAAATGTAATATATAATTATGTGTTAAATGTTTTTATGAATAGTAAAAACTTCCCATTAAATGCCCCTCACACTTTAGTGTTTGGGGCATTTGTTGTATAATAATGTAACTTGGTTTTTTAGTATGGAAAAAAATTTTAAAATCTTTAAATCCGATATTAATGATTTCATTGGTGTATTTGATACTGATTTTGATTGTAGTGAATTTATTGAGTATTTTAAGTTTTTGAAGGATACAAATCAGACCATTAAGAGGGACTATGAATCAAGAAAAAATAATGTTTTAGATGAAGTCTTGTTTGTTGGAACGGAGACTTATAGAATCAATACCGATGTGAAGATATTAAAAAGATATAATGATTTAATTAACTTTTGCTTGGTTGAATATGCTAAACAATACCAAGTTTTGTTCGATGTTAACTGCATTCAGTATACTGTTAATATACAAAGAACAGAAAAATCTCAGGGATTTCATAAGTTTCATTTTGAAAAGGCAAACAATGTTTTTTCTTATACTAGACATTTAACAACAATGGTGTACTTAAATGATGTGTTAGATGGGGGAGAAACTGAATTTTTATATCAGAGTAAAAGAATAAAACCAAGAGCAGGAAGAGTTGTTATCTTTCCTGTCCAATGGACACATACTCATCGAGGAAATCCTCCTTTATCTGGTGATAAGTATATTGCTACAAGTTGGTTACACTTAAACGATACTAATTTACCCGAGTAAGAGTTTATGGAAATTTTAAATTCACCACAAGACTTTTTGTTTAATTTGCATACGTGTTCACCGAATGAAGCAAAAAAAATGTGGAGGAATTCAATAAAAGAAAAATGGAACCATCAATGTGCTTATTGTGGAGTAAAAACAGAAGATTTATCAATTGATCATATTGTCCCACAATCACAAGGTGGTAACGACCATATAACAAATGTTCTTTGTTGCTGTGTAAAATGTAACAGATCTAAGGGACATGAGAAATGGGACCAGTGGTTCTCACGACAAAACTTCTTTACAGAGGAAAGATTTAATGCTATAATAAGTTGGCAAAGGCAACTATTAACTCAAAACTTAAATTTACACAAATATAAACCAAGAAGGAATAAAGTTTTATGAACATAATTGTTTATAGCAGAAGTGGATGTCCATACTGCGATAAAATCAAATCTGTCTTTGAACAAAGAAGTATTGATTATACTTTGCATGAATTTGATACTGACGTTGTTCGTGATGAATTTTATGAAGAATTTGGTGTTGGTGCAACCTTCCCCCAAGTAGTTTTAGATGGGAATAAATTGGGTGGATGCACGGATACTGTTAAGTATATGGTAGAAAACAAGTTAATTTAAATGTGCCCTATAAATAATTCAAATCATCCCGAAATTAATAGGGGTGTTGAGTTACTACTTCGAAAAAGGAGGGAAAAAGAAAGTCCAAAAACTAAACAAAAAAAGTTTAGTTTTTGCAAGACAATTTCTCTCCTTAAGAGAGAAATATTAATAGATTTAAATTTTTCTATAATTGAAAAACAATAAGTTCTCTCGGAGGAATAACCATGTTAGCAGCAGAACTCACAATTTTTTCTTTAGTTTCTATTTTATTTTTATTAGTGGGTGGGGTAATTGGTTGGCTAACAAAACAACATGTGTATAGTACACAACAAATGCAGGTATATACACACCCAGAAATGTTTGATAATAATGGAAACATCATTCCAGATGAAATAATAGCAGTACGATTTGAAAATGACCATGACTACGACGACGAAGAAGAAGACGACTGAAACAAAATCAGTTAAATTGCCTCCAAAGCCATTTGCATTTGAGGTACTTTCTTTAGCATCAAAGCAGAGATCTAATGCAAAGAAAGTAGAAATTCTTAGAGAATATGAACATGATTCTTTGAAGGCAATTTTTATTTGGAATTTTGATGAAAGTGTGATTTCTGCTCTTCCTCCAGGGGAAGTACCATACTTTGGTGACAATGATTTCAAAACATCAACCATGTCTGAAAGGATTCAGCAAGCAGTTGATACTATGGGTGACTTGAATTCAGAATCACTTGGAGCATCAGACCAAAAATATACAACAATTAGGACAGAATACACTAAGTTTTTTAACTTCATTAGAGGTGGAAATGATTCACTAAGTACTCTACGAAGAGAGAATATTTTCATCAATCTTCTTGAAGGTTTGCACCCACTTGAAGCAGAAATACTTTGTTTATGCAAGGACAAAAAACTACAAGAAAAATACAAATTAACAAAAGAAATTATATCAGAGGCATTTCCAGACATTACTTGGGGTGGACGTAGCTAATGAAAGTACTTCATCAAGACTGCGCTCCTGAAGTAGCAAGTGATAGAAGTCTACCTTATAATACTTACTTGGTTACATATCAAGATGAGGGAACAACAAAGTATGATGTTGTTCAATGTAATAAAAAAGTAGAAATTTTTGATTATTATTGGGATAGGTATAGAGAGGATTTTATTTCCTTTAAGCAGTCTGAAGGAAGAACCAACCCAAAACTCTGGAATATCCAACCAAAAAGTTCTGATAAAAAGAAAAAATGAAAGAAAAATTTGAAGACGTTCTTAGGAAAGAACTCAAAAAAGAATTTGAACATCAAATGAATGTTCAAGTAAATCAATCAGAATTAAAAAATATTATAAAAGAATATAAAAAAATTAAGAAGTTCCAGAAGACACCACTTTATGAAGTGATGCAAATGGATAAGAAAAGTAAAAAAGATTCTTAATTTTGTATCAGATTTTACAAAAGTGCTTGACTATATAGAGTGAATAGGAGTAGAGTAATCTCCTAACGTTCATCCTATGACTAAAGCACTTTTGCTTTTAGCATGGGTTCCACTTCTTTCTTTTACTACGCCACAACTCATAGCAACTGAACATCCAGTTACAATAAGTTG